ATCTTTTCTATCAGCTTCTCTTCCGTTTTGTACAAATCTATACCCAGCTATGGCATGGCCAATGAGGATAAGCATCGCTATGGCGAACTGGAGAATGTCTGATAATTCCATAGCAGCTACAGCCTCTTGGATAGTTTGAATAATTGCCATAGTCTATCAACCCTCGCGTGTGCACTCAAAACATAATTGGGTATAGTTTGCCTACTTTAGTTGAAATATTATGTTAAAGGTTTCAATTATAGTAAAAAATTTTACACACTTATTACTAAACAATAGTAAATATCATTAGTTAGCTATTGTTCTGTTTTGTGATGATTATTTAAGGTTTCCATTGCGAGGAAAGCCGTGCCGTTCCGGTCAAAGAGCGGCGACTAATTCATGCGCCCATGGCCAAATTGGATAAGGCATGAGGTTTTCTAAATGGCACTTTTGTCTTGTTTTTTGGTTTGCAGCGAATGGAATGAAGTATTAATCTATCAATGCTGAAATCATAGCTCAGTGATCCACCTGAAAAGTACCCGGTTGTTTGATCGCGATTGGCAAAAAAATTCGGGTGGATTACTGAGCTATGGCTTCATATGGAGAAGCATAATCTACCTATACGGGTGTGTTCTGAGAACCGATAGCGGACAGCAAAGCTAACCAATATCAAACGTCATACAGAACACACCCTTATAGGACGGTTTCCGGGTATGGGTATCCCCGTTTTGCAGCGGGGTGATGAATCCCTCCGGTTTACGGAGATAAGCACCGACCATCCTATAGCGAGTCGGCGTGACTCGTAGCTGTTGATACTCAACAGAGTGGAGGCTAATCCAAGCGCCAATCTGGGGGAGGAGCCCGGAGCCATTTCCCGTAACCCTTAGTGACCTAATACAAATTTTCGATTCTTGGAAAAAATCATTAAGTAAAAAACAGAATTAACAAGAATGAGGATAGTAGCCCGAATCCCTGTACTGGTTAAGACTACTATCCAATAGTCCGGTGGCTACCAGACTGGCAACAGATCATGACCTGTGCAGGCTCATATGCACCAAACCCGGCAATGAGGTGGAAAGCCTCTCTTATTTTAGGGCCGATAGCTTATGTGGCAGAAGCGTCCGACCCATAATCGGAAAATCTGGTAATATCTGGCCTTTTTATAAAATTAAAAGCCCCTTCTTAGTGGAGGGGCTGTTTGCTATCTGATGAGACTGATTGAGATCCAGTCGAAACTCCTTTGGAGTCATAGCGTCTCTATCTAAGCTCCCGAGTGCAGGGAGCCATGATAACTATCTCTTACGGATATACGCATACTGCCGACCATCACAGATAGCGCTGTGACCTGTGCGGGTAGTTTGGTCAACTAAAACCTAAGAGACCTTCCGTATCCAAAAATAAATCAACACATCCAGCCTATGTGTTGGTTCGGAGGTAAAGGATATCAAAGGTTACTAGCAACACCGTGAACCCTAGGGACGAGGGGGAGGTGTTTGCTAGGGTTCTAATTCTATTTACCTCAATCCCATCTAGTAAATAACCCTACTGGTCACTTTACTGCGACAAGGTGGGATTGAGTTCTATTGCCTACAAATTCCTCGCAAGAATTTATCCCCAATAAATGAGAAAAACTATGGAATTTGTTATTAACGCAAACCCAAATAATGATCTAGTTAAACTATCCAATAAAAATATAGATAAATCTTTTGAGAAAGAGATATATCACTGTAAGCAACTGGCAGAAATGCTGCACACAAGTGGCAGTCCAGTATTTGATCCCACGACTAGATTTCGAGCCAAAGAGCTAGGATTTACTTACATATCCTGCTCGCATAAAGCGATAGACGCAGGAACTACTGTTTTCACGGTCTATTTACAAGATGAATTTAATCGACCAAAGATAAGGGTAGATTTCTACACAAACAGGTATGTCCATGTAGTGGATCGTACTAAAGCAGTAATTAAATTTACTAAGTACTATTTTAATCTATAACTGAGGCTATCATGCAGAACGAACAGAAAAACGACAAGTACAGCAGCGCTAAGACCAGTATTGATATCTTCAGTGCTGTTCCTCTTATTCGTCAGTGCTTACGTGCGGGTCTTGTGCCTATTCTTCGAGGTCCGCCCGGTATCGGTAAATCCGCAGCAATGCGTAGCGTATGTGAAGAATTTCGTCTGAAACTTATTGATCTACGTCTCGCACAGCTTGATCCAACAGATCTTAACGGCTTTCCCGCTCCTGATATGAAAACAGGACGTGCTACTTTTCTGGTTCCAGAAGTATTCCCCGTAAAAGGCCAAGCTCTACCTAAAAACAAAGAAGGCAAAGATTTCGAGGGTTGGATGCTCTTCTTTGATGAAATCTCCAACGCCCCTAACAGTGTACAAGGTGCGGCGTTTAAGTTGATCTTGGATCGTATGGTAGGACAGCACGAACTACACGAACGTGTTGTTATGGCGGCAGCAGGCAACCGTGAGACTGATCGAGCAGCAGCGGGTAAACTGAACACTGCTATGCAATCTCGACTGGTTCATATTGATATCCGTTCTGACCAAAAACTGTGGTGTGAATGGGCCATTCAACAAAATTTCGATACTCGTATCATTTCCTTTTTTAATTTCAAACCAGATCTAACCAATAACTTTCAGCCTAACAATGCTGACCGAACTTTCGCATGTGAACGGACATGGGAAATGGTCAATAAGCTAATCAAAGGTAAGAACCCTCAAGCCACTAAAAGTTCTGATATCTCTGTATCTTATGCAGAAGATTTCGTCCTACTCTCTGGTGTAATTGGTAAAGCCGCGGCTATGGAATTTACACTGTTCTGTGAGATCTTTGGGAACCTGCCTGATATCCAAAATATCATTGCTGACCCAGACTACGCCCCCTATCCGACAGAGTTGGATGTGCGTTGGGCGTTGACTGGTGCAGTGGCTGAAGCCATGACAGCAAACAATGTGGATAAATTGATTCGATATGTCTTGCGTATGCCCATCGAATTTCAGATTATCACCATCCGTACCGCGATCAAGCGTAACAAAGAGTTGCGCACCCATAATGAAATCTCTAAATGGTCTATCGCTAATGCCAATCGATTGGCCCGACTTGATAAAGTAGGTAAATAATGCGCCCTTCTAACTGGACATACAAAATCCCAGAAGAACTAGCCAAAATGAACTGGTTTACCCGGGGGCTATGTCGTTATGCGATGTGTACTCCCTACTATCATCTGGATGGCTACATGCAACGTTGGTGGCTTATCAAAGAACGTTGGATTCGTGTAGGTAAGTGGGAATACCAATTGCCTGCTATCCGCCTACATCGAATCATTAAAAGTGATAGTGATCGCCATCTACATGACCACCCGCGAAAAAGTATTAGCCTAATTCTTCAAGGTAAGTACCTAGAGGTATTTCCTTACCTTCAGGGCCAACCCGCGAGTATGGATCAAAAAGCACGAGCAGTGTACATGCGGAAGCCTTTCAGCTTTGTGTACCGTAACGCTACAGATCGTCACTGTATCAAGCTAGTAGGTCAAGTTACCTACAGTCTGTTCATCACTTGGGGTAAACGCCGTGAGTGGGGATTCTACACAGAAGACGGCTGGGTACATCACCTGGGCTACATTGACGAATTCAAAGAGAGTTAATATGAAGACAGTAGAAGGTAATCTCATAGCTTTAGCTAAGGAAGGTGAATTCGATGTCATCGTCCATGGCTGTAACTGTTTCCATGCTATGGGGGCTGGCATTGCTAGACAAATAGCCGATCATTTCCCTGAAGCAGTGGAAGTAGATCTGAGTACTGGATATGGAACCAGAGAGAAACTTGGTGCATTCAGTAAAGCGCTTATCAAACGATACAGTAACCCCTTCTACGTCATCAACTTATACTCTCAACATGGATTAGCCTCTGTAACAAATCCAATCCCTGTTGATTACATAGCAATCCAGAAAGGCTTTGAAAAAATCCGACAAGATTTCCCAGATGCCCGCATAGGCTATCCGATGCTAGGGGCAGGTCTTGCAGGTGGAAATTGGGCGGATATTGAAGGTATTATCGATAAAGCCTTAACTGGGCTCGATCATACTCTCGTAATCTATAAACCGTAAGGAAGACCAATGTTGGAAGCAAAACAGCGTGTACAGCGCGTTCGTGAAGAAGCAGTGGGATCTGATCTATCTTCATGGGAAAAACATAATTTCCTGAAAAGCATTGAAAACCATGTCCACCTATCTGACGCTCAAGACGCTATCCTCACTGAGATAGAGGAGCGCTTGGGTATCGGTGTAGGGCAGGAAGAGCAATGCAAGTAGCTGCTTTTGACCTGAGCATGGAAGAACCTATCATCCTTGCTCGGTCCCCTCATCGTCACAAATGGAGGGTTACTGTCTGGATTGCTACTGATGTTTTCAGAGAGCAACGTATTATCACTAACCCTCAACCAAGCTATCTCACTCAAATGTTTAAGCCTGCACTAGAAAAACTCCTCTCTCTCCGGAAGGAATACCCTGAACATACGAATGCCGGATTCAACATAATTCGCCTACGCTAGTTCACCCTGCAAGAGAGATCTGTTTGGTGATGTCTGGCTCAGGAGAATTATTGTGTCTATCGACCTCGCAATTGAACAAGCTAAAGTGGATTTCATCCTTGATACCCCTAAGAGCACATTCCTAACCTCCCTACTCTGCTCTGTTAATATCAAAATAAATGATAATATCCCCACTCTCCGTATTAATCCCTTTTCTATGGAAATCTCCTCTAATTTCTTTTTAAGTCTCAATAAAGCAGAAAGAAAGACAGTACTGGCTCACGAAGTGATGCACTTAGCATTACAGCATTGTGATGAAGACAGACTGCAAAACCGTGACCCTGGAATCTGGAACCAAGCAGGTGACTACGTAATTAATCAAAACTTGCTGGATAAAGGATATGAGCCAATCAAAGGTTGGCTACAGAACGATAAATACATCGGTTACTCCACTGAAGAAGTGTACGCTATGCTGGAAAACCAGCAGGAGCCCCCGCCTAACTCTCTAGGCCAAGATGTAGACATGGGTTCTGATGGTGACGATGAAGGGGAAGAAGGTGCTAAGCCTTCTTCTGAAAAAGCCAATGAACAACTCGAAAAGATTATTCTTAAAGCAGCGGTGGAAGCTGAAATCGTAGGAGAAGATATAGCAGGTCAACTACCTTCAGATGTCCTACGTAAGATCGATTCTATCCGTAACCCTGTAATACCTTGGCAAGAAGTACTGATGCAGTACATGCTGGATTACGATAAAAGTGATTACAGTCTATCTCGTCCTAATAAGCGCTTCCTCCCGCACTTTGTTCTGCCCTCTATGCACGCAGAATCATTAGGCAATGTGGCCTTCATCTGTGATGCTTCTGGCTCTATTGGTCAACGTGAGTTTGAAAAATTCTACAGTGAAGGGGTCGCTGCCCGGGAACAACTCAATCCAGAAAAGTTCACTATCGCTAGTTTTGATACCAAGATTCAAACAGTAATTGAACTCGCAAGGGATGAGTACATGGATTACTTTCGATTGTCAGGTGGGGGCGGAACCTCTATTGGCCCTGTGCTTAAATTTATTGAAGAGAAAGCCCCGGACGTAACAGTCATATTCACAGATGGATGTTTCTGGGACACAGATGCCTATGCCCAAGTGAACATTGACACCCCTATTATCTGGCTAATTGACAAAAACCCAAATTTTACCGCCCCTATTGGGGACATTATTCATTTCGTGGAGTGACTATGTTAATCCAAGATCAAGCTAAAGCCATCAACACCACATCATTTGAAACATCAGATTTCAAAATTAATGCATCTGCTCATGCTTTTAAAGTATTAAGTAGTTCACTCTACGAAAATAAAAAAGTAGCAGTTATCCGAGAACTTGCTGCTAATGCCAGTGATGCTAATAAAGACAACGGAAAAGAAGATATTCCAGTAACCATACAATTGCCCTCAGATTACGCTAACAATTTGGTCGTAACTGATGTGGGTAAAGGTATGAGTAAAGAACAATTGCAGCATGTTTACACTACCTACTTTGAAAGTACCAAAACAAATTCTACTGATAGTATCGGTGGCTTCGGTCTTGGCAGTAAATCTCCTTTTGCATTGACAGATAATTTTACCGTGAATTCTGTAACAGAAAACGGGGAAGAAACTAATATCATTGCTTATCTGGACGGAGGGCAGCCTAAAGTATCTGTTACTTATCACGATAAGAACTCTTCCAAACCTTCTGGCACAACTGTGTCAGTATCTATCAAAGAAGTTGATACAGCTGAAATTAAAAAAGCTATCTTTGAGTATTATATTTTTAAATATTGGAAGGTTTTTCCTAAGGTCATTGCAGATAGCAAGGAAATTAACGATCTTATCGCTATTGCCGAAAAAGCAGCACAAGTTACTTTATCGCGTGATCTAATAAATACCCAAGCAGATTATAAATATTTTGTTAAAGACACAGAATTTATGGGGAAACAGGTATCATTTAATTCCTCCCAATATAATTTCACAAATATCGTTTATGGTAACTTTTCTTACCAGATCCCTACTGCAATAAGAAATGAAATCACAGAATACATTCTCCATGTAAAAAGAAAAAACAAAGTAATGTTTTCAGGGAACTTTATTTTGTATTTCCCTTTAACTGTAGTACTAGAATTAGCACCTTCCCGAGAAAGGATCGAAGATACAAAACAAAATAGAGAAGTTATTTTTAAAGGGATAGATGCCGTACTTGATAGTTATACGGCTATCTATGAGAGAAGTTTAGAATACGCTTGTTTGCGCGCCCTCTCTGTAGTTGCTAACTCTCAAGAATTCAACTCTGATGTTATTGATAGATTAAATAAAATTGGGAAAAGGTATCCTGTATTTAAAAGTATCTGTTGGAGTTTCGTGCACTACTTTAACGAAGTACCTCCAAGACTTATTGGAGTTATGGCGGGAATCCACTCAAAAAGATCAAATGATCGGCGTTACGATTTGCCCTACTTTTTTAAAAGCAAATCTAAAGCGAGTAAGGCGTTTTTTTGGTTTTTAATCTTAATGCACAGATTACAAAATATTTTTAAACTGGGTAATGATAACAACAGTACTACTCTAAATATCGATAATCCTAATTACAGCCAAAATTTCCGTAGTTCAGAAAAAAATATTTTTGAATTCAATATATACCCTAGAGTATATAAAAGTGCTTTCAATAAGTTAACCGAAGCCACCCCCTACAAACAGTATTCTGTTGTAACCGGGGGTATGATTGTACCCGAATTATTGTTTAATGGATTTTATTCTACAGATACAGTACTTATACCTGTAGGCGATTTAACTACTCAGCAAAAAGAGAAATTAGCTAGAATTTTAATAAATGATGAGTATGAAAATAATCGACCAGATATCGATTATAAAAAAGTGCTTAATCTCACGAACACTACGCTATCTGACATAGAAACATATAATAACTTTAATAAAAATAATAAAATTACTTTTAAAAAAGTATACACAAAAGAAGAAATAGTAAAATTAATCAATAGCTACAATATTAAAATTTCTGGAAAAGTTGCTGGGGATGCAGACCCAACTGTGGGTAAGGTTGTTTACCCTAACAGTCAGGGCTCACAAGTTATTATAACCAGAAATACCTTGTATTCATTGACCGGGAAAAATTTAGTTTTTCTGAGTAAACACTGTTCAACCGCTTTTATAAGCAGATATGTAAAAAGATTCGGTATTAAAGATGATGATAGTAAAGATTACTTAAATAAATTTACTTTTATCTGGTTAAATTCAAAAGCCGAGATGAACACTAAGCGTTTTAAAACATTCTGTTCAAGTAAAGCTTGTCAGATTGTGCATCAACGTACTTTATCTGATGATAAAATTTACTATTTCAACAATGAAAATGATCATTTAATTGAAAGTTCTTTATTCAGTTTTATTTATGAACAGTCTAAAAAAGAAAATAAAGATTTAGCAATTGCTTTTATTATTTACGCTATTTTCTATAGGCATCATCAAAGCAATGAAGAAATTATAGATTTATTATTGAAAAATATTATTGGAGTTAAAAAAACTAAAGAAATAAATAAAATAAGTATATTTAACCAAATTAAAAGAAATATAAGCACAGTAACTATTAACGGTATCGGGCAGCAGTCCGAAGAAATTGAAAAAATTATTGAGTTTATTTCATCACTAACAGAATCCACTTGGAAATTTGTGGATAAACCTGTTTTCTTTAAATCCATTAAAACCTTCATCCAAAAGATAGGAAATATATCATGAGCGAAATTTCTTACATCCTTACACCTGATAGCGTCACTGTTATTATCAAAGGTATCCCTAAAACTGTCACAAGCGATCACGAAAATTTTGACAACATTGTGGACGCTCTTGCAAAGCAAGATGTACGACCTCTCTCTGAAGAGGATGTACTGTGTATGATCAACGTATTAAACAAAGCCGATGAAGTGGCTAAAGAACTTAATATGTCTGGATCAGCTAATAACGGCGATTTCAAATTAAGTGTGAATACTAATATAGGGACTGTAACCGCTACTGTAAAAGGCTACATATACCCTCTTCCCTCTTCTATCGTAAAACAAATTGTTGCACTCGCTAACCGCAGCGGGAATATCAAAGCTCTGACTGAATTTGTCGGTAATCTGATGGAAAATCCCGACATGGAAATCGCAAAAGATCTCTTTGATTTCCTCCAGTCCTGTAAACTCGCTTTGACTCCTGATGGCTGTTTTCTGGCTTATAAAAAAGTTAACGGACAGTGGAAAGATAGCCATACAAATACCATTGATAACAGTATCGGTGCCTACGTTTCCATTCCACGTTGGGCAGTCGTGCGTGATCGTTCCGTGACTTGTTCCCGAGGGCTGCACGTAGCAAGCTGGAATTATGCTCAGGGGTTCTCCGGCACTCATATGGTCGTTGTAAAAGTTAACCCCAAAGATGTGGTATCTGTCCCTACTGATTANAATGAAAAAATGCGTGTGTGTGCTTATCAAGTAATCCGTGAAGTAGGTAACGAAAAACTGGAATCAGAAGTATATGAAAACGCTATGGAAGCACCTAAAACTCATACTCGCATTGAGCCGGGCGATGAGCATGGTAGCCCTAACAAATCCGTGCACACTTCTAAGTCCTCAAATAAGCGCACTCAACGTAAGACCCAAAAGAAAAAAGCAACTGTAGGCCAGAAGGGTGGCGTACCTCACAACAAGAAATACAATAGCGAACGCGAACGTCTGGATGCCCGCAATGCCCGTCGTCGTGAACTGCGCGCTCAAAAACGTAAAGCTTCTGAAGCAAAATCCTCCGTTAAAGGTTAAATAAGGAATTAACATGCAAACAAATGACTTTGATATGTCAGAATACTCTGGGATGGTTGCCACTTTAGCCAAACCGGGTGAAGCTATTTTAAGCCAGTTAACCCCTCAATACGCCCACCTTTGGCACATGGCTACAGGTATCATGGGGGAAATGACAGAAGCACTGTTGGCTTACCTGTGTCGCGATTACGCGAATATGGAAGAAGAACTGGGTGACACCGAGTTCTATTTTGAAGGTAATAGCCAAGGTATTGGACGTGTCTTCGTTTCTCGTGCTATCGCTATTGACAACAATAGCTGGGATTCTGTAGGTACTACTCTGCAAAATGCAGTTATTGCAGCTGGGGAAGTACTCGACAGAACCAAAAAACTCATCATCTATAACGATGAAAATCGTATGGAAGGTATTATTGAATGGATGGGTATTCTGCGTGAAAGACTTGATACGCTTTATGCGCTTACCGGTATCTCACGAGTAAAGGCACTAAAGCACAACCAGAATAAACTGGTTAAAGGTAAAAATGCTCGTTACGCAGGTGGTAATTACAGTGATGAAGCTGCCCAGAAACGGGCGGATAAGCCTGAAGGCGAATAACTAAAACTTCCCCCTTTGCCCCTCTTAATTGAGGGGCTTTTTTTATTAAAGTAGGATTCAAAATGTCTGCACAAAGCACAGAAATCACCCTAACAGAAAATCAAGAAGATGGACTTGCTGCAATGCTTTCATTTCTTGTGGACACTGAAAAGCAAATTCTTGTCTTAAAAGGGGACTCTGGTGCAGGTAAGACCACTCTGATTAATGAATTCATCATTAGACTGCCTGAATATATCAAATACATGCGATCAGCAGTGCCAGAGCTTACAGTGCCTCATTTGCATTTAACTGCAACTACCCATAAGGCTGCTCAAGTAATACAGGACAAAACAGGAGTAGAAGCCAACACTATTCATTCTTTGTTAAGTCTACGTATCCAACAGAATTATCGTACAGGTGTGGAAGAATTAGCCCCTTACGAAGATGCTACTACTGTATCTAACGATTTGCGGGGATCATTGATCATCATTGATGAAGCATCGATGATCAGCAGAGTGCTACTCTCTTGGATATTAAAATGTCTGAATAAAGACATCAAAATAATTATGGTAGGCGATCCGAACCAAGTTGTCTCCGTAGGGGACTCCACTTCAAAAGCGTTCAATTCCTCTTTCCCTACCTTTCATCTGACAGGCACCCAGCGTCAAAAGAAAGGAAACTCTATTTTACAGTTTGCTGATCAAATCAGAGATACTGTTCTTACGGGGGTATTCAACCCAATACAGTATGATTGTAAAAATTTAATACATCTCAGTGGACAGGATTTTCAAGAGGAAATTAATTCTAAATTTAAAGATAAAGATTTCTCCAAAAACAATAAAATCATTGCTTGGAGAAACGCACGTATTAACGCATACAATAAATATGTGAGAAGTCTTTACACTTCAGAAAATATCCCCCAACCGGGAGAAACATATATCAGTAATTCTGCTGTAGTGGCTAGTAATAACTTAATCACCCTACAGAACAATGCAGAAATTGTTATCAAAGAAGCAACCAAGGATTATTTTGGAGAAGATAATTTCCCAGTATATCGTGTCAAAACCACTAATCCCAAAGCTCCTGACTTCTTCATGCCACGCAATTCAGATGCGTATCATGCTTTTTTGAAAAGTCTAGCAAAAGAAGCCAAAGCAGATAGAAGATGGTTCCGATATTTCGAGTACAAAAATCAAATAGCAGACCTACGCCCCGGTGCAGCAGTAACTGTACACAAATCACAAGGCAGCACTTTTGATGAAGTGTTTATTGATTTAGGTGATATCGGTAAATGTAATAATCCAGACACCGTTGCCCGTATGCTGTACGTAGCTGTTACCCGGGCTAGATCAAAAGTGTACTTCACTGGTGAACTCCCCCCCAAATATAGAGGAGAGAGTCAATGATGTCAGGATACTATAGCAAAGAGCTAACTCTTCCTCCTTTTCAGCTCTGGGCAGCTAATACACTTTGTCAATTTATTTACAATTTAAATGATTTTTCTGATGATCTTCGTAATCTACTGATAGATATATCCTTAGAAACACCAGGAGTAACTCATGGTATTGATCTAGGAAATGCAGTGTACTCAATAAGTATGTCACCTGTGCCTCACATAAATATAAGAGATAAACAATTTCTTAGTTATAGGCACCTAACATGGTTTGAGAAAATACTAAAAGAACACGAAAATACTATTAAGCCCTTCCTGTTAACACGTAAATTAGCAGAAAGAGCCTTAGCTAAAGTTATGACTAATTTTGAACCTAAATTTAGTATCTATGCTATACCTTCAGATTATAGAAAAGCTTTAATAAATAATTACCCAAAACTTAAAAATGGAACTTATTTATCAGATGTATCTAAAAACTTCGCTTTTCTATTATCAGAACAAGAAGAAAATATACATAAAGAAATTTTAAAAGATATACAGAAAATTGTTCAACCTTTGCATGATAGAATTGCGGCAGAAGTTTTTTTGAATAAGGTGATTTGATCATGGCTTACATTGATTATGGTACAGAAGAAAAGTATCGTGCAGCTATTTTAGTAAAAGACTCTATCCTTTCTAAAGAGCAAGTATATAACTATTATATTGAAGATCTTGTTGAATTAGGTATGACCAAAGAAGATATCATTGTCGTTGGTTTGCCTTATGATACACAAGATAAAGTATCCAACAAAAGCATCAAAGAAAATATCGACAAACTTTTCACCAATCTTCGTAAGAAAGGGGTTAAGTATGTCATGGTTGCGGACAGTAAGTATTTTGTTCCTGTCGCTGGATTAAAAAAAGTATCCAACTCTCACGGCTACCGTTTTAATTGCGCTCTCCCGGGGCATGAAGATTTCGTTGTAACCCTTGGGGTTAACTACGGTAGTGTCCTGTACAACCCGAGTATGATCAATAAATTAAAACTATGTAACAAAGCTTTTGCAGATATCTATTTAGGTATCTATAAAGAACCGGGAAAAACTGCTGTAGAAAAATCAGTAATTTTAGAAAGCGTAGGGGATATACACGAATACTTATACTCTCTGCACAAACAGTCAGCCATCACATGTGACATTGAAGCCTTTAACTTAAAATTCTGGAAATCAGGTATTGGTACAATTGCTTTCGCTACCTCACCAACCGAAGGTGCGGGTTTCCGAGTAGACTACGAAAAAATTAATTTGGAACATTTACCCGGTATATATGGAAAAAATAATCCTAACAGCGAACATGCAAAATCAGTAAGAGCCCTGCTTGTTGATTTCTTTATGTCTTATCGAGGTAAGGTTTTCTATCACGGTATTAGCTTTGACGCAAAAGTATTGGCATTCCAACTATTCCTATCCAACTATCGGGAAGATTTTATACCTGCAATCGAAAGGGAAAAAGCCGTAGCTATTATGCTACGTAAAGCTCACTGCACAAAAGTATTAGCCTATTTATGTACAAATAACTGTGCAGAGAATAGCTTAAAACTTAAAGACCAAGCACAAGAAGTTTATGGTAACTGGGCTCAGGATGAAATTAACGATATTCGTAAAATACCTTTAGATGAACTTCTTGAATACAACATAGTAGACGCCTGTGCTACCTACTATCTCAAAACAAAGTACTGGGATAAGTTAGAAGAAGAAAGTCAGAAAGATGTGTATGAAGAACTTTACGTACCTTTTTATGATGTAGGTATTAACACTGAATTAAATGGTATGCCTCTGTCTTACAGTACTGTCACAAAAAATAAGAAAATTCTTGAAGATCGTATCGAAAAGATGGGGGAAAAATTAAAAGATTATCAAAACATTAGTACAGTTACTTACAGCATAAAACTATTAAAGAAAGTTGCTGATGATAAAAAATTGAAAAAAAAGGAAAGAAGTTTGGATGAACTAAGTCATATACAGTTCAATCCCAACTCCTCCGCCCACCAAATTTCTCTTGTGTATGATCTTTGGAAAGAGCCTGTATTGGAAAAAACTGATAAAGGGCTACCCTCTACTAAAGGGGCGGTGCTTGAAGGTATCTTAAAAAAATACTGCTCTGCTCATAATTTAAAACAAGAAAACGAATACAGAGATAACAATAACGAGTCAGTAGAGGAATATACTGAACGAGCACAAATACTGCACCTACTTATCCAAATCAAACGTGCAGATAAGATTGTTAATACTTTCTTTAGGGCCTTCACTGAAGGCAGAAAAATCAAAGATAAAGACATTATATTCCTTCATGGTAATCTGAACTCTACTGGAACCAAATCAGGTAGACTATCCAGCTCAGATCCAAATCTACAGAATATTCCTTCCAATGCCGCTCTTGCTAAACTAGTAAAGGAAGCATTTATATCCTTCCCCGGATACATCTTTGGAGGAGCAGATTTCAGTTCTCTTGAAGATCGTATTTCAGCTCTGACAACCAAAGACCCCAACAAACTTAAAGTCTACACTGACGGCTACGATGGCCACTGTCTTCGTGCATTTAATTACTTTGGTCATTTAATGCCAGACATTGATGATGAATCTGACATAGATCTGATTAACTCTATCGCTGATAAATATCCTGATCTAAGGCAGGACAGTAAAGCACCTACTTTTCTGCTAACGTACCAAGGTACTTATATTGGTATGATGAAAAATTGTGGTTTCACAGAAGAAACTGCTAAGAGTATTGAAGCTAATTACCACGATATGTACAAAGTGTCCGATGAATGGGTTAATGCAAAACTGAAAGAAGCAGCAAAAGTAGGCTATGTTACTTTAGCTTTTGGTTTAAAACTCAGAACTCCTTTGCTCCAGCGTTACAAGTACAAAGGCAACAAAGCTATCTTACCTAAAGCTGCCCAGAAAGAGCTCAGAACAGCCGGTAATGCATTAGGGCAGTCATACTGTCTACTTAATAATCGTGCAGCTATCGAGTTCACTGAAAGGTTACGTAAGAGCCCTTATCTGGAGAAAGTATTCACTTGCTGCTTTATCCATGACGCCACATACCTCTAATGGAAAGATGAAATAGAGGTCACTGAGTGGGTCAATAAGAACCTCACTGAGTGTATGGCATGGCAGGATCTCCCTGAGATTGAGCATCCTGAAGTAAAACTCTCTGGAGAATTGGACCTGTTCTACCCTAACTGGGGCAATGCAATAACCCTGCCAAATAAGGCCAAAGCCTCAGAAATTATAGCAATCGTTAAGAAGACCTTAATAGAATAAATTGAGTTCTATTGTTCGGCACTTCTGCATAAAATCAAAAACTTTCCCATTCCAAACTGACCAAGGGCAAATTATGTCAAAGTATTCTTACGACCCAAGTATCCCCCTAAGTGTGGCACTCTGGCTTACTGTTGATGAGTATGACCACATTAATGAACCAAACTACATTAGTGCTACCGGTTTATTGCGCCCCACTCGTCAAGCTATTCTTGCTGGCCGAATAAAGGATTCCCCCTTCGCAGATAAATCTATGGATCTTATGCAACGATTCGCTAGCCGAATTGGTACTGCTATCCATAATAGTCTCGATGAAGCATGGGATACCTCATTGGAAAGAGGTTTCAACCTCTTGGGTTATCCTGACCATGTAGCTAAAAACACATATGTGTACAACGAAAAAACCGGATTACCTACTGTTGAGCAAATCCAAGAACATCGTGATAAAGGATCGAATATTGTTATTAAAGAAGTCCGCATGTTCCGTGAATTCCGTGGCTACAAAATTGGCGGTAAAGTCGATTTCGGTGCCAACGGTTCTCCAGAAGATTATAAAACAGTAAAGACGTGGGCTTACGGTGACAAAGGCAAACTGGAAAAAGAGCTGATGCAGATCAGTATCTACCGTTGGCTCTATCCAGAGCTGTTTTGGACAGGCACAGGAACCATTATTCAGTTGTTTCTTGACTGGGTAAAAGGCCGCACCTCTCAAGAAGGTTATCCCCCTTTGCCCATAGCTGCTCATACTATGAAACTCTTCTCGGAAGAAGAAGTAGAAAAATACATAGGGGATAAGCTCACTGCCTTGGAAAAATATAAAGACGCCCCTGAGACAGAGATTCCTCGATGTACCGATGCAGATCTTTGGAAAGGGGAAGACAAGTATAAGTACTACGCTGACCCAGCAAAAGCTCAAGACCCTAAAGCACGTTCTACTAAAAACTTCGATAACATCGTGGATGCTGAAGGTTTCCGCCAATCTAAAGGCAAAGGTGTTATCAAAGTTGTGCAAGGGGAAGTAAAAGCATGTGCTTATTGTGCAGGCTATGACCTGTGTACCCAGAAAGATGAATATCTGGCTAATGGCACCCTCTCAATCGATATCAATTAAGGCTAAACCATGAAATCAATTGATCAGATGGACTATAACTCCACTGCTGAAAAGTTAGTAAACGTACTCTGCGAGAAAACGGAAAATCAAGATCGTCACTTTTTCCGCATTCAAGTGGCTTACTTTTTCAGTAAAGTTGCATCAATGATGCGGACTACTATTCAGACACCTGATCGTGGCGACATCCCTGTTAATATGTATGGTATTAACCTAGCCATTTCAGGTTACGGTAAGGGGATGTCAATGAATATCATGGAAGATTCTGTTATCCCCGGCTTTCGCGGAAGGTTTTTAAAAGAAACTTTCCCACACGTCAGTAAAACCAACTTGGCAAAAATTGCTGTTGATCGTGCATCTAAATCTGGGCAAGACCCTGATGAAGTAGAGCTCCCTAGAGTATCCAATGAGTTTAATAATTTAGGCGAATTGGCTTTCTCTTTTGACTCAGCCACCACAGCAGCTATCAAACAGATGCGTCTAAAGCTCCTCATGTCAGACGCAGGCTCTATCAATATGGAAATTGATGAGATAGGTAGCAATCTACTCGGTAATTCCGATGTATTGTCTACCTTTCTCGAACTGTTTGATATGGGTAAAGTCAAACAGAAACTGACCAAGAATACAGTGGAAAACCAGCGTCTGGCAGATATTGAAGGTAAAACTCCTGCAAACTGCTTACTCTTTGGTACTCCATCTAAGGTATTCGATGGAGGCAAAATTGAAGAAGAAATGCGTTCCATGCTTGGTACTGGTTATGCTCGTCGTAGCTTCTTTGGCTGTGCCAATAGTCCTCTTAAAGACATGTCCACGACAGTGGAAGAGACTTACGATAAGCTCACCAATACCGGTTCAGCCGATTTTAAGAAAAAACTGCGGGCTCATTTTTATGATCTTGCAGATATCAGTAATTTCAATATACACCTCACAGTTAGCAAACCTGTTGCTCTACTGAATATTGAATACAAAAAATTCTGTGAAAAGCGTGCAATTAACCTTCCTGAGCACGAAGAGATCCTCAAAGCAGAAATGAACCACCGCTACTTCAAAGCAATGAAACTGGCGGGTGTTTACGCTTTCACTGAAGAGTCCTTAGAGGTAACAGAAGAACATCTCTACAGCGCTATTCGGTTGGCAGAAGATTCAGGCGATGCCTTGAAGCGTATGCTCAAACGAGAACGCCCATATATGCGTATTGCTCGTTACCTTTCTGAGTTAGACAGCCCGGTAACTCACGTCGATCTGATCGAAGATTTGCCCTGCTACCGTGGGTCTGCTGCGCATCGGAGAGATTTACTGGATCAAGCTATTGCTTGGGGTTATACCAATAACATTCTTATCAAAAAGAGTGTCAATGATGGTGTAGATTTTCTTAGTGCAGAAACTATGGAAAGAGTTGATCCAGAGAAAATGCGAATTTCTTACGGGACGCAATTAGCTCATAACTATAGCAACGACTATGCTAAGTTCAGTTGCTTTGAAAAATTGACACAAACCCCTGGACTGCATTGGATTAACCATCACCTCTATAACGGTGAAAAAGGTGCAGGTCATCGCTTGAAAGAAAACATTCTGACAGGCTGTGACATGATTGTGCTGGATATAGACAAGGGAACCACCATTCAAATGGCCCAATCCTTGCTGTCCAATTTTACTTATCACATGCATACCACTAAACGGCACACTCCTGACGCTCATCGTTTCCGTGTGATTATTCCATTGAGCCATCAAGTGAAATTAAATGATGAAGACTTCAAGCAATTTATGAAGAATATCTTCAATTGGCTTCCTTTTGAGGTAGATGAACCCACTTCCCAGCGTGAACGTAAGTGGATGACCCATAAAGGGCAGTACTGGACAAATGAAGGTGAACCTTTGGATGCCCTGCTGTTCATTCCTAAAACCAAGAAAGAAGAAAACACTCGCCGTGAATTAGCAGATCTATCTAACTTGGATAATCTGGAACGGTGGTTTGCCAATAAAACACAGGAAGGGGATCGCTCCAATAAGCTGGTACGCTATGCACTTATGCTTGTGGATTCAGGTGCAGATATTGATACCGTACGTATAAAAACTTCTGACCTTAACCAGAAATTGGCTGATCCTCTTGATCAAGCAGAAGTAAATAACACCATCATGGTGACAGTAGCTCGACGTATTACTGAGCGTGCTCAATCACAAACTCATTAATTGTTTTTTTTACTATCAAAACAGGATTAATCATGTCAGATGATGAAAATAATACTGTAGAAGTGGAACAGTCTAATGACAATCTAGTATTGATTACTGGAGTGTCGGGTACTGGTAAATCAGCTTCTCTCCATAAACTGGAAAACCCTGAAGATGTTCTTTATTTGAACTGCGAATCAGGTAAACGGTTGCCCTTCTCAGCTAAATTCCGAAAAGGAGCCAATGGTCGAGTAGGTGTAACCATTACTGATCCTTACCAAGTTTACGGTGTTTTCGATGCTGCAGATTCCATGGGTGCAAAGACTATCATTATTGACAGTCTGACCTATCTCATGGATATGTTTGAGTCCAATTACGTTTTGAACTCAGAAGATTCTCGAAAGGCTTGGAACGACTACCAACAATTCTTCAAGAAGCTGATGCAGGATAAGGTAGCGAAGTCCAAACAAGCAGTGATCTTCACTGGTCACACTTTGGCCTTCTATAACGAAGAACAACGCATTATTGAAAACAAAATGCCAGTAAAAGGAGCACTGAAAAACCAAGGACTGGAATCCTATTTTTCTTTTTTTTTATCCACTAAGAAAGTTAAAATTGCGGATTTGGAAGATTATAAGAATGATCTTCTGAATATCACCGAAGATGACAAGTTGGTTGGATACAAGCATGTATTCCAGACCCGCATCACAGGTGATACCGTCAATGAACGTATCCGTTCCCCTATGGGTATGTTCACCGTCAAAGAGACTTTCATCGATAACGATGTACAGGCTCTACTCAATCGTATCAAAACTTACTACAACTAAACCAGTAACGGAGTAATACCATGGATTTGAGCCAATTTAGCCAAGACTCTCAAGCAGAAGGCGAAAAGGATATTATCGGTGGCGGTGGTTTCCTTCAGGATTCTGATGCCAAAGAGTGGACCATCAAATTTGCTTATCTCGATAAGTCTGCTGGTGGTGCCGCTAACCTGAATCTGCGAATGGTGGATAGCGAAGGTAAAGAATACCGTGAAACCATCTACTTCACTAACAAGAAAGGTGAAACTTTCTACGAGCGTGAAGGCAAGCGTCATAACCTGCCGGGCTTTAACCAAGTACAGGCAATCTGCCTGCTGGCTGGTAAAAAAGAACTGAAGGACATGACCACTGAAACCCAAGCAATTCCTGTCTATGACTTCGATGCTAAAACCGAAGTCATTAAAGAAATGGCTTGCGTAAAAGAGCTGGATGGCGCTAAAGCAATCTTTGCTATTCTTCGTTTCATCGAAGACAAGAAAAAGAAAAACGAGTCCACTGGCACTTACGAAGCCACTGGGGAAACCCGTGAAGCCAACCGTATTGACAAAGTTTTCCAGAGTGGTACTAAGCGTACAGTTGCGGAAGTTATTGCCAAAAAAGAAACAGGCGAATTCTTGGATAAATGGTTGGAAAAACATCAAAACCAAGTTATCGACCTGTCCAAAGGTAAGTCTGGTGCTAAAAGCGGGAATTCGGGTGATGCACCTAAATCCAATGAAGGCGGAGGCTCAGCCAAGAGCGGCGAGTCTCTCTTCAGCTAATGTCTAGTAATATAAAGAGACAACTCTTTATAGGGGTAGGCCCCGGTGTGACCGGGGCTATCTGTTTACTGGAACCAGTTGAACAGAAGATAGCTTTTTGCGAAACCACTCTGCTATTTCCTAAATTAGTAGAGTGGCTGTTAAAGGCAAAAAACGAAGGTAACTTACGTTTTGCTACTGTGGAAGATGTGCATAGTATTCCGGGCGCAGCGTCCAAATCTAGTTTCAACTTTGGACGTAACTTGGAAAAATTGCATAACGCTCTCGCCATGGCAGGAATACCTACAGATCTTGTTCAACCCAAAGCATGGCAAAAGACTATAGGTTTAAGACCTAAGATTCCTAAAGATAAGATCAAAAAAGAAGTTGCAGCTATTGCTATGCGGTTGTACCCTTCTGCTTCTCTTTATGGACCTAGAGGCGGCTTATTAGATGGTAGAAGTGACGCCTTAATGATCGCCCATTATTGTTATCTAACCCATAAAATTAAGGACTAATACTTATGAGCACAAAACTGACTCTCTCCCAAAGTGAGATCCAAAAAGCCTTGGTTCTTTATGTGAACCACCAAGGTTTCCGTTGTACTGTCGAGTCTGCCAATTTCGATTTCTTGGCCAAACGTACTGGCAATGAAGGCGTTGTGTGTACCATGGAAGTTAGCCCTCCTGAACTGCGTTACATGCATGATGGGGAAGCTGTGGTTAATGTNAAAAACAAGATACCTCTAAAGAAGAATCTGCCGACGATACCCCACCTGAAAGCGAAGAAACCATTACTCCTGAAGATGCATCAGATGAAAAGCAGGAAGAAGAAACTACTTCCGACGAAACTTCACATTCTGATCCTGAGCCTACTGAAGCATCTGAAGATGAAAACGAAGAAACCACTTCTGATGCTGAAAGTCTGAGCCAAGAAGTCAAGGAGGCAGCGAGTGTAGAGACCGACACCAATGGTGCCGGTAATTCTTCCTCACTGTTCAGCTAATGTCAGCCGTCTTTAAGGCGGCCTGTATAACAGGGCTAGTATTACTAGCCCTTGTTATAGGTGCCCTACTCTATTACTTCCTATTGTTCGCACTTGTGTTCCTTGCAGCATACTTCCTTGTACGCCTCTGGAACTATCTATTTACTTCCCTCCCCACAAGGCCGACATCAAATACCACAGAGGATGATTTGTCAGAGCGCCTTCAGCAACTTCGAGAGGACTGTTCAAAGAACGGCCATCGAAAATAAGGGAGTCATAAATCGTATCCCAACCAATACCTCCTGCCAGTACAGTCAAACCTAGTGCCCCAACTGGGTGTTTCCGAGCTGTCTTAACCAGTACTCTCTGGTTTCTCAACCAAAACTTGGTGAACATTACTAATCCCATATCATTAGCATACTGCAACAACGGTAATGAAGGGGTGTCGTAGTTGATGAAAGTCTCTACGATATCCTCCACAGATTCCTCGAAAGTCATCTCACCTTGCTACATATTATGTTGATGCAATGCATAGCGAGCCATGAAATCCCCTAGCTGCGTCATATCGTTCAGGAACCCGTACACTGGGGTGCCATGCTGTAAAGTCGCATGACTGATCACTGTACGAGCTCTCAGAGGTATACGCTCAATGATAGGTTCAAACTTTTCCTCCAAATTACTACGGAAGTTTGTCTCATCATTAAGTGTATAAACATCTTCAGTAATGGACTGATAAACACCTGCCTCAAATAGAGGAGTCACTTTGTTATTCGCAATGGATTCCTCCAGTAGCAGTAAACGATTCTGCACAGCAGGATCATTCGCTACTTGTTCACTGGCTTGCATACGGAACTGTAGTTGGGCGATTTCAGCAGTATCTTCCTGATAGCGCTTAGCTGCTTCCAATGCTTCTACCTGCCATTTGTAAGCATTCACAGGAGAGATACCGTGCATCATTAAAGTGACATAGTTAGACATTAAGTTGCCTATCATTACTTCAACACCCCGGATCACAATATTGTCTTTTGCGATCTTCACAAAATCCTGCCAATTGCGCTCAAGAGCGATGCCTTTATCACTATTCAGTATGCGGGTAGCCAAGTTATTCACTACTGCATTCGCTTTATCCAAGCCTTCCAAACCTGTGATGTCTTTATACTCCAGTTGACCTACACCGATCTGTCTTTGGCCGAAGAAAGTTTTCCATACATCCCGGTGCACATACATACCATTCCTTCCCCACACTCTAAAGATTTCAGATTTCATCTCAGAGGGTAAAGAGTTCCAAGTTTCCCTAGAAATAGGATCAGTAGATGCTGGCCCAATAAGAATATAATTCTGTGGATCTTTGTGGAAATTCTCATTGAATTCCCTTCTACCTTCGTTCACTGCTGCTACGTTTGCCTTACGGGTTTGCTCCATATTGAGCATACCAATTTCCAGACCAGCCATTACCTGATCAAAGCTTTCATCCCACTGGAGCAACTCTCGTTTACTCTGGTGGTTCATTACGTAGCGGTAATCAACAATGTTACCTGCACTGTCAGTAGTAGGAATGAGTGAAGTTTCTAAGTTGGTAATCTCAGAATTACTGTCATTCATAATAGCCCGCATCTGAGCTTCTTTTGCTGCTTTGATGTTATTGAACTTCGATTGAGCTGCTTTCATCTTGTCGGGATTGGCACGATTTTCTTGTGTCTGAAGAATAGCAGTACCTTTAGCAGAATCTCTGCTTAAAGAAACCATGCCTGAATCCAACGCATACTCCCTGCTGTAATTAGAATGCATTGAATACAGCTTTTCCCCGGAATCCAGAGAATCCTTAGGTAATGCGCCGAGATTTTTATAACCTCTCTGCTCCATCAACTCCAGTTCTTGCTCAGTTGCTACTTTATACTCCTTATTAGGATTCACCCGATTAGGGATATAGCCTTTAAACATCAATCCAATCTGACCATCAAAATTCTTTTCCAGCACTTCCGCTTGAGTAGCTGCATGAGCTCCAATGACAAAATTGAAACCTTCCGGATTCTGGCTTGCCATCTCATAAGCACGTTGCTTTGAAGGTGTGTCAGTAAATTTCAAAGCGTGCAGAGAAGCCAACTTATCAATCAGTACACGAGCCTGATTAACAGTTGCCGGAGAAGGTGCTTCCAACACAGGGTTGCCTGCCATTGCAGCAATCAAAGAAGCATTCTGAGCAAAGTGACCTCTCTCCAATGGCTTACCTGTGGCTTGAAAATGGCCCAAACTTTTTGCCAATTTGCTATACCAGTTAAATGCCCGGGTATCGTTACCCTGTACAGATAGGGCTCTTAACGCTCTCAAGGTATTATTAATTTCCGAATCCAGCAAAGATTCACTGTTCAACATACTTACTACTTGGGAAACAGTCATACTGCCGTCTTCAATAGAAGTACTGATATCAGTCATCATCACTGTACGGCCTAAAGCAATACGATCTTCCCGGGTAGCTTGAGGGAAAAGATCTCTCATTACTTTAACTACATTGCTCTCCACTTCTTTACGGCCATGATCTAGATGTGTCTTAACTAATCGAGTGACACTATGAAGACGATTAAATCTATTGGCAGGGCCAGTCAATTCGTCACTGACCTGTTTTAGCCAACTCTCTTTCACTTGACCATAACGGGAAGTCATACGTCGCATCACTTCACGATAACCATCAGGAGATACTTGAGTAGCCTTCTTCAGAGCATTGATACCTGTACGTACAGTCCCTAACTCAGAACTATCCTCTGTAGCGGTATTGCCCCAATTTTGTATAGGCTTCACGATGAAATCGGCAATTTGTTTGCCCACTTTATCGTTGAAAGCGCCTACCTGTTGGGTAATACGACTCTGCGCCCGATTCTGCGTAGCTGAGAGCTCCACTGCCAATTCTGTCAGAATTTGTTGAGCATCCCCATTCTGAGGAGCTCTATCAAACAGTGTATCCATAATCCTGTTGAATATGTCTGCTATACGAGCAAAGATATTATTGCTCTGAGTAGTGGATAGTTCTTTATCATCTACAGGAATTGTTTTTAGTTTAGCCATGAAAGAGGCATTAGTAAGACCGAATGCCATGAATTCATGCAGCATTGCTGAACGGGAGTGAGTAGCATTGAAGCCACTATACTCAGTAGTGCTTTGTATTCTACGTCTATTATTAAAGACATAATCCATACGGGCTTTCGCAGCTGAGTATTCAGCCTCCCACGCGGAAGGGTTACTCACTGGATCAATTAAAGCACCTGTACTATCCACCAGATTGTTTTGAGAATCCCTGCTCATAAAATCTTCTGGCTGGATATCACCTTTCTCTTTAACTACATCAAACAAACGGCGTAAACGACGGGCTGCTGTGCGATCTGAATTAATCCCTGCGGCAGTAACCTTGTGTACCAGCTCGTGTGTAAACGCTTCCTGAGCGGACATACGCAAGCTCTCGATAGGAGAACTGATTGCTCGCTGTATACGAATATTCCCTGAAGTGAGATTAAACTCGCCTGCAATAGTGGAACCATCATCTGAAATCATCAGAGAGAATGGTTGTACTACTTTATTTACAATCCCTTCAATTACACCTCTTAAATGAGAAGTATGATCCCCGCTATCACGGTGTGCTTGAGTCTGCTCAAGCATATCGAAAGTGCGCAGAGTAGTATCCGCAGTAGAGGCCAATGAAGATACATTAGTAGCACTTGGCCCAAAAGCAACAGACTCTATACCTGAATTGGAGGAGCCAAGAGTACCTCCATCCACTTGATCTAATTGCTGCCCAGTAATACCTTCTTCCAGAACAACCTCTACATCTGGGATTTCTCCAGTGAAGTGAGTACCCGTACCCATATCTGCTGATTGGTTAGCAAAAGAAGCGTACTGGTCGTAAGCAAAGATCTGTTCACGTACACCTTCCAAAGACTCTTCTGCTTGCAAGTATTCCGCGAGTTTTGCGCCATGATTGGTAAGACTTTCAGTACCTGAAATATCTACCTGCTCACCGTCTCTGTATTCAGTCTCAAAGCTTTCAGATTCCAGTCCATTACTTTGAATGTACTGTCTAACATTAGCCATCAGATTTGCTAAACCATTGCCAATGCTAAAGTCATTCAGGACTTCAGCAGTAGCTCTATTCAACATCTCCGCGCCTTCATTGGTCTGAAGCACATTGAAAGCAGCAGCATCATGGATATTCAAAGCAGACAGCTGATCCATGACTTTCATCATAATAGCGGCGTCTAACTGGTGGATATTAGCGATACCACCTTTAACCCCTGGTTCTTCCAGAGTTCTAACTCTGACCCCAGACTGTACATTCTTTGTAGTAGTGTCTTTTAAGCCACCAGAAGTATCTTGGCTGATCTGTGTCAGCGGAGAAACTAGATTCACACGAACTGCTTGTAAGTTATTTGTCGGAACCAGACTGGACTGTTTCAAAGAATCGCTAATATAGTCCTTACTGACGTAACGAGTTTTGAGTTTAGACAGCAGCTGTCTGTGCTCATAGCTATTAGCTCTCTTCTCTGCATCCTCAAAAGGATTTTCTGCAGTAGGTGCTAATTCAAGAAATTCTTTCAATACGCCATCAATCTCGGCGTTACTAATACCTCTACCTTTTTCCTGTTCAATTTCACTAATACGATTCTGTACTGCATGTAAATAAACCTTGTGAGCAAAACCATAAATACCATTTACGGTCTTACGGGTTTCCATGAATTCACCGTATTTTGCTTCCATGCCTTCAATAAGAGCTCCACCGTATGTACCCGCAAAGTTTCTATTGAATTGCTTCTGAGCGAATTCCTTTAAATACCAGTTTGAAGCTTTACCTTCTGTAAGATATTTACCTCGGAAGTAATCATAGAAACTAATAGCTTCTTCTTGAGAAGAAGGACGAGGAACATTCTCATTACTGTAATCCATGACTGCGTACATATCGTGCATCACAAGGCCCATCTGCGCCTTAACTGTCTCTTTGTGTTCCCGGGAAGATTCAGGTGAGATGCTTTGAAATAATTCATTCAGTAATTCAAGATTTTGTTGCAATACTGCATTAGCAACTTTGTCTTTAATTGCTTGCTCTCCTTGACCAAAGATCATAGTCATCAGAGGGTTCTTAGCAATATTACGAGCATCCGAAGTTACATTACCATCTGGGTCTAAGTGAGAACCAAACTGTAGACGCTCTTTGAGTACTTCTTCAGAGCCTTTGAATTTACCAGTAACCAGTCTTGACAAGGTGCGCTGTAAATTGAATCTCTGAGAAGCAAAATAAATTTCATCTGCTTCACGTCTTTTATTTTTGCTACGTAAAGCTTCTTCCTCGGCCTTCATTTGATTGAGCTGTTGAGGAGTGTATTGCTTATTCAAAGAATCCAACATTGCTATAACAATGTCTTCGTAAGCGTCATTATTTGTTGATTCACTGGAATACTCCAGCATGTTGGTATAGCTCCCCTCACGGAAGAACCCACCTTGCTTCAAGAGCTCAAAGCGTTGATTCATGGAACTGCCCGGTATGCTCATCAAACTCAGCATTACACCGTTATTTGTTCCATCCACTTCACGGAATAGATGTGTAGTAAAATTACCTGAGTTTCTTTTAGCATCCTGATAAGCGCTGACAGCAAATATANCTTTTCTTCGCCTTTTTTAACAGCTCGAATAATTGCTTGCTCATCTTCTGGAGAGATTTCTCCAGTGCCCTCCCAATTGGAGACAATATCGAATATACCTTCTTTATCTAAGTCATTAACAATAGAAGCAAAAGCGTTATCTATGTCAGCCACTGTCTGCATTCTTTTAGGCTTGCCACCCATTGCTTCAATAACAGCCAACTTAAAGAAAGAGGTTTGAACTGGATCAGCAGTATTGATATTTGCTTTCCACGATTCGTTAGCTACAAGATGTCTAACCATTTTATTATTCTGGGGATCAAGTGAGCCTACTCGTCCAATACGTAAAGTAGACCAGACTCGGTTAGGTATGTAGAAAACGGATTTACCAGTTTCTGCCAGTTTCTGGCGAAATGCTTCAAAGTTAGTCAGTGTTTTCTCAATAGTGTTGTTATTAGCTCTTGCAGCATTTTCTTCTTCTGGCCNAGACATATCAAAGAAAATACCAGACACCGGATTCAGTGTTAGTTTATTTTTATTCATTCTATTGACCATATTCTGTTGCTCTGGGGCAACAGTTTGAATGGTCTTACGGATGGGTGTATTGCCTTCATCCGGCTTATCCCAGTTAGGATCAGCTTCGAGTAAAGGCAATATCACTTGATCTTTATCCCCCACCACTTCTGCGTAAGCTTGGCTATGCACCGCATGAGGTGATTCAGGAAAAGTCACATCAAAACCAGTAGCAGGAACATTTTCTCCTGATTCATTTGTAGTTGTTTTCAGTTTTATAAACTTTTGGCGAATAGCAGTATTGCTGCCTTCTGGCTGGATCTCTACATCTCTCAATTCGTAGAAACCTTTACCACCTGTATTGGCTGCTACAGCAATCATACCCAGCTGTTGAGCCAAGGCAGACTCTGTAACCGCAGCAGCATCAGGAGCTATCTTGACCCCCATTCTACGCATGGCAACAGAACCCACACTGTCAGCCACCAATCCAAGAGGCATACCTATGCCGGAGTAAAGTGCATACTCTCTATCGGTTAAAGTATCACCATCTGCGTCTTTATGGAGAATCCCCAGAATAGTGGCTTCATCGTTGTGCAGAGTAGATTTACCCTGAGTAACTGACCACTCGTAGAATGCTAACCCCAACTTTTCAGCAGCAGGTCGATCAAGGCTACCATCCAAATTAGTCAATAGATCCAGAGGAGAGAATTCTTTATTTTCAGGATTGAATATAATGTCCTGATCTTTACGAATCAGTGAATCAAGATTATCCACAAAGTTATTAACAAAGCTAGCCACAGATTCAAAATAGGAGGTTTCAGAATCTGTATTGATTCGTTCCAGCGTCATTGCTTTGAAAGGTTTATTCCATGTCTTCCAGCTCACCTGCATAGAACGGTTACGCACAGAATTAACATAACGCTGATAAGCATCCTTTACTGCTTCTTTAGAAGGGAAGTACTTCTGCATTTCAGGGAGAATACGGGAAGCCTTACCCCCTTTCTGTAACTCAGGTATTACCTGATCTTCCATAAACTGCTTATCCGCATCATCCATAGATGCAAGTGTCTGTGTATCAGGATTACCTTCGTAATTAATTTTACGCTTACCTTTTTTCTGCCCTTCTACTTGGTTAAGTATTACATCTTGATTGTGTTTAGCTGTAGCTTGGATATCATCAAGCCCGGTTTGATCCACAGAAACAGCAGATACCCCGTAAGCCAGTTTCGCTGAATCAGAAACAATATTAGGTAGCACGTTCTTACTGAATGCATCTAAAGCAGAATCCAGCATGAAGCCATCAGCTCTGGCTACAATTACATTGATTTGGTTATCACTATCCAGCTCTACAGAAACGGATGCATCAGGTAGGTAAGCATTTAAGTACTCCTCTAAGCTACTCTGTACAGTAGTATTTTCATCCTCTGTATTAAATAAGGTAGCTGTAGCAAAAGCCGCTTTACGTTTGCCACCCTTCTGCGCCCAATTAAACACACGATCAAGTAAAGGACTCTCCTGTGTCTCTGCCGCATTCTCACTCTCCGCTTCCTGCGCTACGGGCTGAAGCCCTTCGCTTGGAGCTGCGAGCTCGAACGCTTCATCCAGCTTACTGATAGTGTTATCGGATTTTGCTGCTACACCTGTATCAGAAATGTATGAACCATCAGGTAACTTGAAGTAGATCTTATTCTTACCATTTACCCGAATCACTGCTTTCTGGAGATTACGGCGTTTTGCATGAAACTTAACACGAGCGCGATTAATCAATTTCTGGCTAGAAGGTACTTTGCCCTCAAGATCCGTTACAGAGCCATCATCATTAACAATTAATGTCTCCTCTTTGCCTTTAGTGTTTTTTACTTTGACACTATTAGCCGGAGCATTTTCTTGAGGCTGCTCTTGTGCAGGCGCTTCACTCTCTGCAACAGAAGGCTCTTGATAGGCAGGAACATCAACACGGCCTTCTGTCATGGAATCCAGAGAAGCTTTTTGGGACTCAAGTAGTTCAGCTTCACGATCAAAGTTTGCTTCCATTCTCCCGCCGAATGGATTCACCTGCTTACCGTTACTGGCTGTTTGACCCAAGAATTTGAAATTTTGATTACCCGGGATAGCTTGCCATTGCTTCTCTAGACGACGTACTTCGTCTAAATTACCTGCTTCAAAAGCACGAGCAGCAGCTTTGAATACTGCGCGTTTCTGTTTGTGTCTGTCGTAGAAATCCATGAACTGTTTGGATTTCAACTTAGCAGTATCGGTATCGCCTTTCAGAAGTGCCTGACCTACGCTACGGATACGATCAATCTGGCTCTCTGAACGTGCATTACCCCCGATGATTTCAGAGGATACCTTGTCAGTATCAGGGGCATTACTCTGCGTCTCCGCTTGTTGCAAAGCAGCCTGTACATCTCTATTTGTTTTTAAATGACGTGCAGCAGCTCTCCTCACATCTCTGGGAAGAGAATTGTTTTCCTGAATCTTCTGCAAAGAGTCGATAGAATCTTGTGATCCATCGAAAGCAGTACCCAGTACTACTTCCTTGCTGGCGGCTTCTTTCAACTCAGGGGAAGCATTTTCATCTGAAAGTACAGTTTCAGGATTTTTTAACTCAGGATTTCTTTCGTATTTAATCCCTTCATTAACACCGGATATAGTGTCGTACAGTCTGGCTTGAGTAGATTCTTTCTTTTCAATGCTGCTTGAGAGGCTACTAATCTGGTCTTTATTTGTTTCAGGATCTTTTTGTAATTGCTCTAGTTGAGCTTTATCTGCTTTGATCTCTTTGCCCAGATCCAAAGCCTTATTTGTAGCTTCACTTAAAGCTTCTTCTCTCTGTTCCAGTGTGTTACTAGTATCTGTTGCTACTTTTATAGATTCTTCTGCCTCAAAGGCATTAACACTATCTGCTACTTTTTTAGTGTAGCTTTTTTGTCTACTATTCTTTGTCTTTTCTT